GTTGAGACGGTAGCGTGGCTTCAGATGCGGCTAACGACGACCCAGAAACCCTGACCCATCATCTGGTGGTGTTGGAGGTGGTGTATATGGAACCGCTCACAGAGGCGGGGGAGCCACCAGCGTGCGGGTTCTTGGATGAGGTGGGCATTGCGCCCGTCCGACAGCACCTTGACCGCCGCCCCCGTATGGATGCTGAAGAAGCCGATGCGCGGCATGATGCTGGCAAGGTCATCCAGCACAGCGTCGAGCCGGTCGGGTTCGATGTGTTCAAGGACATCAATGCAGCAGACCATATCAGCCTCTACGGGAGGCCCATACTCCGGGAAGGCTGGGTCATAGGGGCGGTAATCAAACTCAAGACCAGCGCCCTGTAGGGCGGTTTGGAGGTGTTTCTTGCCTGCCCCGTAGTCGCTGATTGATTTAACCTCATTGTCCACCGCCAATTTGGCGACGATGGGGGCAAAGGCGATGGAGGCCACGCCGTAGTTGGGGTTGGTGTGCAGTTCGACCTGCTGGGCGCGGTACTCGTCGGAAATGGTGTTCATGCTTGCAACTCTCTGTGGGAGGGCATAGCATCATCGTAACCCAAAGTGGGGGGAAAAATGGCTTCGCACGAAAAAAACGCCGCGTTGTTTGTCGGAACGATGTTCCACAGCGCAACCATCACGCATTTGCAACACCTCGCCACGAAATCCTACGCCCAACATCAGGCGCTTGGCGCGTACTACGATGCAATCCCCGACCTTGTTGACGCTTACGCCGAGGCGTACCAAGGGCGTTACGGCATCATCAGCGGCTACGATGTCGAGTTCCACAAGCAGCGCGACCCCAAGGCGTATGTGAAGGGGCTGCTGACCTTTTGTGATGAAATTAAACCGACGCTCCCAAAGGACAGCGACCTCGTTAACCTGTTTGACGCGGTTGTGGATGCCGTGACGAGCCTTAAGTACAAACTCGAAAACTTGAGTTAACACATGGCAAAGCCTGCGCCATCACGGGTTGCCGCCGCGCTCGACTACTTGGAGCGGCTGAAGAGCCAAGCCGCCGAGTTTGGTGGCGGTGTGGTGGAGAACCTCGCAGACCGTGCTAGGAGCGTCGGAGGACTTGCATACGAGGCGCTGACGAGCGACCCCAACATGGGGCGTATGACGACGGCAGAGTACGCCCAAGCCGCCGACCGCCCAACCCCTCGCCTAGACCAAGCCGCCCAAGACCTCGGTACCATCGGCAAGGCAATCGTTACGCAGCCGGTTCAGACGGGCAAGGCTCTTGTGCAGGGCGAGGTTGAACGCGCACAGCAGGCGATGACCAGCCCCCGCGCTGCCGGTGAATACGCAGGGTCGATGGTTGACCCCATGCGGATAGCCGCCGCGCTACGCAAAACCGCCCCCATCGCTGAACTAGATGTGTACCACGGCACCCCGCATCGGTTCCCCGAAACGGAGGCCAACCCGCTGGGCGAGTTTGACGCTAGCAAGATTGGCACAGGTGAGGACGGGTGAGGGCGAACAGGCTTACGGGCACGGAATTTACTTTGCCGAAAGTCCTGATGTCGCGAAAACATATCAATCAGCGCAAAGCCCACCAGCGCGAAAAGCAACGATGGCATTGCAAGCAACTGACGGAAATGTAAATAAGGCTATTGCTGCAATAAAAAAAGAAGTTGCAACAATGAGCGCCCACAAGGATTCGCCGTATTTACGGCAAGGCGCGTTCCAAGAGACGCAAGACGCGCTAAATTATCTGCAACAAATGAAAAAGGGCGCTGCACCACAAACGGGCGCGCTTTATACCGTCGACCTACCCGACGAAATGGTAGACCATATGCTCGATTGGGAAAAACCGTTAAGTGAGCAATCAGAGTTTGTAAAAGCCGCTATACGCGCCATGCCAAATGCGCCTGACGAAAGCAAATGGAAAAATTGGACGGGAGAATATTTGTATCGAATTCATCTTCAGCGCGGCGGAAGAGAATCACCAGAAAAACCGTTGAAAGTTACAGCATCGGAAAAATTACAAAACGCTAGTATCCCCGGCATCAAGTACCTAGACGCAGGTAGTCGTAGTCGCGGATTGAGCGCCACCGGAACGCGCAACTTTGTCGTATTCCCCGGCGAGGAAAAGAAGGTACGCATACTGGAGCGTAAGTAAGTTAACCCAAGGCAACAGCGGCAAAGATAGTTTCATTAGATAAACAATCAAGATATATTAACCCCGGTATGCCAGCAGGAAGACCCAAAGGAAGCCCGAACAAGTCAACCCAAGCAGCGAGGGAGGCTATCTCTCGTTTCGTAGACGGCAACGCAGACCGCTTGCAGGGCTGGCTTGACGAGATACACCAAGAGAAGGGCGCAGAGGCGGCGTTTAAGTGCTTCAGCGACTTACTTGAATACCATGTGCCTAAACTCGCACGCCACGAACACAGCGGCGTAGATGGCAAACCGCAGGAACTGAACATCCGTTGGGGCGAACCCAAGTAATGGCAAAGGGCGACCATCGGTATCGCCGGTCATTGTGGGATAGGTTCCACGATAAGGTTATGCCCGAGCCGAACACGGGTTGCTGGCTTTGGACGGGCGCGACGAAGGAACACGGATACGGGGTCATTGGCCTCGGTCGCCGCGATGAGGGAACCGCGAAAGCGCATCGAGTAGCATGGCGGCTTTACAGGGGCGATATTCCTAAAGGCGAGTGCATATTGCATCACTGCGACCAGCCTCTTTGCGTTAACCCGAATCATCTGTTCTGCGGAACGCTGTCAGACAATATGCAAGATTGCGTGCGTAAGGGCCGCAACTTCACGCCAAACAATCGTGGTCGCAATGCGAAATGGGCGCGGTTAACAGAAGATGCCGTGAAGGACATTCGTGCAAAAGCGTTGTCAGGCATTGAATACGCAAAAAAGTATGGCGTAAGCAAAAGCGCAATTTACGAAGTTTGGCGCGGGAAGAATTGGGCATGGATGTAGTCCTGCCATATAACCCTCGAAAGGCGTTTTTGCCTTTCCATGACAGGAGCAAGCGGTGGGCGTGTTTAGTCGCCCACCGCCGCAGGTGCAGGTAAAACAGTTGCAGCCGTCAACGACATCATTCGGGCGGCCATTATGTACAAGGGGCCAAACGGTTTGTTCGGATTCGTCGCGCCATACCAAAACATGGCACGGCGCATCGCATGGGATTATTTTAAGTTCTTCTCCGAACCGCTCATCAAGGACGCAAACGAGCAGCAGATGACTATTACGCTGGTTAACGGCGTAAAGGTCAGTCTGTTTGGAGCCGACAACGCAGATGCCATGCGCGGCCTCGGGTTCAGCGGTATCTACCTAGACGAATACGGCGACTTCAAGCCCAGCGTGTTCGGTAATGTCATACGCCCAGCCCTATCAGACAAGCAAGGGTGGGCTGTGTTCGCCGGTACGCCGAAGGGCAAGAACCAGTTCTGGGACATCTACGAGACTGCCCAACGCCTGCCCGATGAGTGGTTCCTGCTACGCCTACCCGCTAGCCAATCAGGGCTACTACCGCAGGGTGAACTCAACGCAGCAAAGGCGCAGTTGTCGGAAGACCAGTACCTCCAAGAGTACGAGTGCAGTTTCGAGGCGGCTATCCTTGGCGCGTTCTACGGCACAGAGATGCGACAGGCAGACCACCGCATCAGCCCAGAGGTGCAGCACGACCCCGGCTACCCTGTGTACACGGCATGGGACTTGGGCTACCGCGACGACACGGCTATCTGGTGGTATCAGGTCATCAGCGGCGAAGTGCGCGTCATCGACTTCTTCGCCATCTCGGGTGCAGACATCCGCGCTATCGCAGAGGTAGTCGTTAACAAAGGTTATCGGTATGCCAAGCATTACCTGCCGCATGACGCACGGGCAAAGAGCCTGCAGACGGGTCGCAGCATCGTCGAGCAGTTGGCCGACCACCTCGGGATAGCCAATCTGTCGGTGGTTCCTAACATTGGCCTGCAGGACGGAATCCAAGCAGTTCGCCAAATGTTGCCCCGAACTTGGTTCAATTCCGTAAAATGTGGCGACGGGATAGAGGCTTTACGGCAGTACCAACGGGAGTATGATGAGGACAAGAAAGCGTTCAGGGCATCACCCCGACATGATTGGACATCACACCCTGCTGACGCTTTCCGTATGTTGGCAGTTGCGTGGAGGCAGGAGCCTGCCGCGCAAAAGCCGTTAGAGGGCAAGGTGCTTATCGTTGGGCCGCAGAACGAAGTCACCCTTAACGATATGTGGCAAGTGCATGAGCGCAGCGTCTCAAGGAGGGCGCGAATATGAGTGGCGTTAATCTTCCGTATCAGTATCCCTACGAGACGGTCGCCGCCTCGCAGACCGCGCAGGTGCTTGGCACCAATGGCGCAGCAAACGACTACCTGCATCGCATCGTGGTGACGGTATCCACGGCTGTAAGTTCGACCGTTAGCATTATCGACGGCAGCACGACCGTGCTTGCAATCCCTGCCAACACGCCCATCGGTGTGTATAGCCTCGAACTTGGCCTCAACGCGGCTACCGGCCCGTGGAAGGTCACGACGGGCGCAGGCGCTGCTGTTCTCGCAGTTGGGCTGTTCAGCAAATGAACCGCAAGCCCGGACTCTACGCCAACATCCTAGCCAAGCAGGAGCGTATCAAGGCTGGGTCGGGTGAGCGTATGCGTAAGCCGGGAGAGGCTGGTGCGCCGACTGCAGCGGCGTTCCGCGAGTCTGCCAAGACCGCTAAACCCGAGAAGAAGGGTTACTAATGAGCGCAGCGTGGCAGCGGAAGGAAGGCAAAAATGAAAAAGGTGGCCTCAACGCAAAGGGCCGCGCATCGTATAAGGCCGAGACGGGCGGCACGCTCAAGCCTCCCGTGAAGGGTGGCGACAATCCTCGCCGCGCCTCGTTCCTCGCACGCATGGGCAACATGGCTGGCCCGATGGAGAAGAACGGCAAGCCTACCCGCCTCGCTCTCGCGCTGCGTGCGTGGGGTGCGTCGAGCAAAGAGGATGCGCGTGCGAAGGCTAGTGCCATCTCTGCGCGAAACAAGAAGGACTGAACATGGACGAGCGCGTTAGCCAAGAACTAGAGAAGTACCTGCGTGCTGTGGGTACTTACGAGAACGAGTTCGCCAAGTGGCAGGCGCGTGTCAAGAAACTCGTCAAGCGTTACCGCGACGATACCCGTGGCTCTGGCGGCAACGAGACGGCGAAGTTCAACATCCTGTGGTCGAATGTCCAGACGCTGATTCCTGCCGTCTACGCCAAACTCCCGAAGGCTGATGTACAGCGCCGCTTCGGTGACAACGACCCCGTGGGCCGCGTGGCATCACGCCTCATTGAACGCGCCGTAGACTTTGAGATTGAGCATTACCCCGACTTCCGCTCGACCATGAAATACGATGTCGAGGATAGATTCCTCGGCGGTCGCGGAACTTCGTGGGTGCGGTACGAACCCCATGTAGCACCAATCGGCGTTGAGGATGACGGTCTATCCATCACCTCGGACATCGAAGCCGGTGAAGGTGCGCCGCCGCCGCTGGAGCAGGTCGAGTACGAACGCGCCCCCGTTGACTATGTGCATTGGAAGGACTTCGGGCACTCTCAAGGGCGCACTTGGGAAGAGGTAGGACAGGTATGGCGCTGGGTCTACATGACCCGTGAGGCCATCGTGGAGCGGTTTGGCGAGGAGATGGCACGCACCATCCCGACCGACCAAGGCCCGGAGACGCTCAACGCTTACCGCGACAGCAAGCGTCAGTACAACCTCGCCAAGATTTGCGAACTCTGGGACAAGGAGACGCTGAAGGTCTATTGGTTCTGCAAGGGGATGCCGCACTTTATCGATGTGCGCGACGACCCGCTCGGCGTGGAAGGGTTCTTCCCCTGCCCGAAACCGTTGTACGCCACGACGACCTCGGACAACCTCGTACCCGTCCCTGACTTCGTGCTGTACCAAGACCAAGCGATGGAGTTGGACATCCTGTCCGACCGCATCGACGGATTGGTGAAGGCTCTGCGGGTGCGCGGCGTGTATGACGCTTCGCAGCCTGCGCTCCAACGCCTGATGACCGAAGGCGACAACAACGCCCTCATCCCGGTAGACAAGTGGGCAGCGTTTGGCGAGAAGGGCGGCCTCAAGGGCAGCATCGACCTTCTGCCGCTCGACACCATCGCGCAGGCGCTTCTGCAATGCTACCAAGCGCGTGCCGACATCAAGGGCCAGATTTACGAAATCACGGGCATCGCTGACATCATCCGTGGTCAGTCTGCCGCCTCGGAGACTGCAACGGCGCAGCAGATTAAGGGTCAGTACGCTGGCCTGCGTCTGCGGTCGATGCAGGAGGATGTGGCGCTCTACGCTACCGAGGTCATCCGGCTGAAGGCGCAGGTGATGTGCCTGCATTATCAGCCGCAAACCATCCTCGCCTATGCCGCCGCCGAGCAGATGTCAGACGCTGACAAGGCGCTCATCCCGCAGGCGTTGCAACTCATCCGCGACAAGCCGCTGCGTAACTTCCGCATCGACATCGCCGCTGACAGCCTTGTGCAGATTGACGAGGCGCAAGAGAAGCAGGACAGGATGCAGTTTCTGCAAGCCTTCGGTGGCTTCTTGCAGCAGGCGCTCCCGGTCGGTCAGGCATCGCCCGAACTTATCCCGGTGATGATGGACTTGCTCAAGTACGGCGTGCAGGCGTTCAAGGCGGCTCGACCGCTTGAGGGCAGCATTGACGCAGCGGTGGAACAATTGAAGATGGCTGCACAGCAACCGCGTGAGAACCCGGAGGCGCAACGCGCACAGATGGTCGCGCAGGCCGAGCAGGCAAAGGCGCAGATGATGATGCAAGTTGAGCAGGCGAAGTTGCAGCAGGCTTCGCAGGTCGAGGCGATGAAGGCGCAGAACGACCAGCAACTTGAATCGCTGAAACAGCAGTTTGAGGCGCAACTTGCACAACAGAAAATCGCCGCCGAACAGCAGATGGCGAAGTACAAGGCAGACTTGGACGCTGCAACCAAAATCATGGTGGCACGCATCTCGGCTAACCCCGGCCTCGACATCCCCGCTCTGGAGCAGCAGCAAGCCGTCACCGAGCGCGTCATGCAGGACATGGGCGGCGAGGTAAGGCAGGCCATGCAGAATCTCGTGGCGCTCTACGGTCAGATGGCATCGTCCAACGACGAGAACATGAAGGGCGTGCGCTCTGCCCTGTCAACGCTGACTGCCCCGAAGCGCATCATTCGTGGCCCTGACGGTCGGGCTGTGGGCGTGGAGGCGGTGCAGCAGACCCTTGAACTGGAGCCGCGACTGCAATGATTACGACGACCAAAGGGATGATGGACGAAGCCCTGCTGGATAAGCGCGAGGGCGAGGTTAACAACGACCACGAACACACGCGCTGGGTCGAATACTGGCACGAAGGTGAACTTGTCCATCGGTCTGTCCATGTCCACCTCAAGGAAGCCCCGGCGCTGTTCCCCGAACTGGAGAAATTCTGATGCCTAACACGCAGGCAATGTGTACCTCGTTCAAGGTCGAGATTCTGGGCGGCGTACACGCCATCGGCACGCCCCCGACTCGGGCAAACACTAACAAGGACACCTTCAAGGCTGCGCTCTACCTTGCCAGCGCCACGGTTAACGCTGCTACGACCGCCTATAACGCCTCTGGAGAGGTGTCGGGCGCAGGGTACAGCGCAGGGGGCATTACGGTAACGAACGCCACAGCGCCCACCTCAACGGGAACTACGGCGTATTGGACACCCTCGGCCTCGCTGACCTACACCGGGGTGACGCTGACGACGGCGTTTGACGCGGTGTTGATGTACAACAGCAGTCAGGGTGACAAGGCGGTAGCGGTTTACACCTTCGGGTCGCAGACGGTCACGGCGGGTAACTTCATCCTGACCATGCCGACCAACGATGCCTCAACCGCGCTCCTGCGGATTGTGTGATGAGTCGTGGCGAAGGGGCCGTGGAACACAGGTACATGGGATGACGCGCAATGGGACAGCCTCCCGGTCACAAGCGTCACCGGAACCGGTGGCGTTGGTAACCTCGGCACCCAGCAAAGCGTCACGCTCTCGGGCAATTCTGCTACAGGCGAGACGGGAAGCCTCGGAGCAAGCATTACGGCGGGCCTTACGGGTGTCAGCGCCGTTGGAGTCGTTGGAGATGAAACCGATTCGGTCGAGGTTGCCCTTTCCGGTGTGGGAGCATCTGGTCAAACAGGTTCTCTCGACCTTCAAGGAGAGGCTGCGCTTACCGGTGTGGAAGCGACCGGAGCAACCGGAACCCTCACCGCCTCTGTCCAGCCAATCATCGTCCTCGACGACTCGCACGAAGGCGACAAAAAGCGTAAGAAAAATTGGGAAGAAGACCAAGCGAAGCGCGAAAGGCGCAAGCAAGAGTTAATCTCGGTTTACGAACAACTGCATGAGACACGACCAGAAGTTGCAGAGAGGATTGTTGAACCGCATTTAACTGTTAACATTGAGCAACCCACGGTTAACTGGGATGCCTTGTTAGGCGACCTTGACCGAGTGGAAAGGTTGATGCGAGAGCATCAAGAGATGGACGACGAAGAAGTATTGTTGCTGCTATGAAACGAACTTATGTGATGGTCGATGGCGAGTTTGTAGAGCGCAAGCGCGATGAGCGTGGGCGACATCACTACATCCTTCCCGACATCGCGCCGTACAAGTCCATGATTGACGGACGCATGATTACCTCGCGTTCGCAGCACCGTCGGCACCTCAAGGCTAACGGTTGCATTGAGGTCGGTAACGAAGACCCGACCAAGTTTGTCAATAAAGAGAAGCCGAAAAGCAATCGAGTGGATGTGTTGCGTCACCAGTTGGCGAACATGACCCATTCGGATGCTAATCGGTTGTTGTCGCGGTTGCGCGATGAAGTCCGATTTACCCACGACCCCCACAGGAGACGGTAATGGAACAAGCCCCACAGGCAGAAACGCTCGACCGCAAGGAATTGCTGGAGCAGCAGTTTGAGCAGAGCGCCGAAGCGCAGCCGAGAGACGAGGTAGGCCGGTACGCCGAGAAGCAGGCCGAAGAGCAGGCTGTTGACCCTGCCGACGAACCCGTATGGCGCAAGCCCCCGGCTTCGTGGAAGAAGGAATACCACGAATATTGGTCAAAGGCTGACCCCAAGATTCAGGAATACGCTTGGCAACGCGAAGAGCAGATGAAGCGCGGTGTAGAGCCGCTGCTTTCCAAGGCGCAGTTTGCCGATGCGATGAATCAGGCGTTGGAGCCGTACCTGCCGACCATCCAAGGTCTAGGGATGAAGCCCGAGCAGGCGGTTGCCGCTCTCGCGCAGGCCGACTACACGCTGCGTAACAGCCCCCCACAACAGAAGATGGCGTACCTGACGCAGTTGGCTGCGTCTTACGGCATCAACCTTAACCAAGCCATGCAGGGCGGTCAGCAGGTCGCCCAACCCTCGGTTGACCCGATGGTGTACCAGTTGCAGAACGAACTGAACACCGTTCGCGGCGAGGTCATGGGATGGAAACAGCAGCAGGAGATGGCAGAGAACCAGACCCTGCTGAACGAAATCAACAGTTTTTCGATGACAGCCGAACACTTTGAAGAAGCGCGTCCGACGATGATTCAGTTGCTCCAATCCGGGGTGGCTGAAACGCTGGACGATGCTTACGAGAAGGCCATTCGGTTGGATTCGGATTTGTTTGACAAAGTGCAATCGGCCCGACAGGCAGAGGTTGTGCAGCGTCAAGCGCAAGTGAAAGACCGAGCGGCGAAGGCTGCTCGGGCTGCTGCGGTTAGCGTCAGAGGTTCCACACCCGGAATCAACACGGCTCCCAAGGCGCATAGTCGCCGCGCAATGCTGGAGGAAGCGTTTGATGAATCCAGTTCGCGGTTGTAATTAACTGATATAGGAGTATTGAAATGGCTTATGCCAATTCCAGTATCAGCGATATCATCGCCACTAACATCCAAAGCCGTAGCGGTGAACTCGCGGATAATGTCACGAACAACAATGCGTTGCTTCGTCGCCTGAAGGAGCGCGGGAATGTGAAGACATTCTCGGGCGGTTCAACCATCCTTCAGGAAATCATGTACAATGATACAACGACAAATAATACAAATTCGTACTCTGGGTACGAGGTATTGAATGTCGGTCAGAATAGTCCCATTGACATACTAGTGGCCTTGCAAAGCAATTTGCATTGAATGAACTTTGTGAATTCGGTGGAACCCTGACCATTTAGTTGAAGGCAACACCGAGCCAAGCCCGAAAGGGAAGGCGTAACGACTAGAGGGTGACTCCTCGTAGGGCCAAGTGGCTCGAAGTGCAAAGAACCCGAAAGGGTTGTGAGATAGTCTGCTCTGCATAGAAATATGCAGCAGTCCGAAAGGGCGGCAAGGAAGTAACGAAACCTTGTGAACATTTGGTAGTGCGGCGCAGTTCAGGCGTCTGCTGTGTCCATCTCGGGTCTGGAGATGATTCAGAACTCGGGTAAGGAAGCCATCATCGACCTGCTCGACGGTCGTATGGAGGTTGCCGAGGCGCAACTGGCGAACCGTATCAGCGGTGACCTGTACGGTGACGGCACCGGCAACGCGGGTAAGAACCTCACGGGTCTTGCTGCCGCTGTGCCTGACAGCCCGTCCACCGGCACCTACGGCGGCATCAACCGTCAGGTGTGGCAGTTCTGGCGTTCGGTTGCCTTCTCGGCGACTGGCGACGGCACGGGCGCTGTGACCAGCAGCAACATCCAAGGTTACATGGATGCGGTTGCGGTGCAGTTGATTCGCGGTACCGACAAGCCTGACCTCATCGTTGCCGACAACAACTACTACAAGTTCTACTTGCAGTCGTTGCAGGCTATCCAGCGCATCACGGACTCCGGTTCGGGCATGGCTGGTGCTGGCTTTGCTTCGCTGAAGTATTTCGGCGCTGGCATGGCTTCGGATGTGGTGCTTGACGGTGGTATCGGCTCGTCGTCGTATAACGGCGGTGTCGGTAACGCGAACCACATGTGGTTCCTCAACACCAAGTACCTGATGTTCCGCCCCCACAAGGACAGAAACTTTGTCCCGATTGGCGGCGACCGTCAGGCTGTCAACCAAGACGCTAAACCTACGATTCACTAATGGCGTCTATAAACCCTCTCTGATTGACTTGGAAGCCCGGAAGCGGGTAACAGGGGCCAAGCGAAAGCAGGCTGAACGACTAAGTGAGAGGGGACAAGCGAAAAAGGCTTGTCATGCGATAGTCTGAACTGCGGTATAACCAAAGAAGCCGCAGAGGGTGACCCGAAGAGGTTGCCCCGCCATCCGAAAGGGTGGTCAGTAGCCGAAAGGCGAAGTAACAGAATGATTGTGAAACTGATTGGCTGGGCGGGTAACCTTACCTCCTCCGGCCCGCAGTTCTGCGGCGTGTTGATTAACTGATAGGGGATACAAAAATGGCTGTTATCGTAAATGGTTTTGCGTATCCCGCCCTCGGCTCGACCGACTCAACTGCTGCCATCAATCCCGGCACGGTTGTGACGCTCGACGACGGTGGCATGGCTGTGTATGTGCAGGCGGCTTCGGCCATCGCGCAGTACAACGCCGTCGCTATCCCCAACACCAACATCGCTCTGAACGCCACCACCGCCCGTGTTGCTGACACCAAGCGTGTCGGCTTCGCGCAGGTGTCAATTGCCTCCGGCTACTACGGCTGGGTGCATCTCGGCGGCAAGGTGCGGGTGAATGTGTCGGCTTCCTGCCTCCCGGCAGTTGCCCTCTACACCACCAGCACCGAAGGGCGGTTGGACGATGCCACCGTGTCGGGCGCTCTGGTCGCTGGCGTGGTCACGGAAGTGACTGCCTCGGCTACCTCGGCCATGACGGCTGTGGCGGCGTACAGCATGGTTATTCCGGTTCCGGCTAACGCCACTCCGTAATCATGCGAAAACTGGAACTCACGGTGCAGGCGGCTGGCGAACCGGAGGAACTCTGTTCCAACATTCGCTCGTCGCTTGCCCGTGGGTTGCCAGAATTGGCCCCCGCTCTCTTCACCCACGATGGAACATTCGTGTGTGTAGCGAGTGGGTGGTCAATGCCCGACTATGTAGAAGAAATCAGGGCGCACCGGAAGGCTGGTCGCCCCATCGTCGCTGTAAAGGCCGCACACGACTTCCTGTGCGAGAACGGCATCGAGCCTGACCTGTGGGTTAACCTCGACCCGCGTGACCGTACAAGCGGTATACAGCGCCATAACGCGCACACGACCTATCTCGTTGCCTCCCGCTGCCCTCCCGCCACCTTTGACACGCTGAAAGAGCGCAAGGTTGTGCTGTGGCACTCATGGACGGAAGGCCCGGAGTTCAAGGCGCTTGGCGCAGGCAAACTTGCAGTTGGCGGCGGCACGACCTCGGGTATGCGTGCCATCAACATCGGATACCTTTTCGGGTTCCGCAAGTTTGTGTTGTACGGATACGACAGTTGCAACCGTGCCGATGGCATCAAGCGGTTTACGGGCGAAATGACCGGCCCGACGATGGATGTGTATGTAGGCGTTGAGAAACGCAAGTTCACCTGCAATGCTGCGATGGCGCAGCAGGCTAACGAATTCCAGATGATTTACAGCGTGATGCCTGACATCACCGTGGAGGCGGTTGGCCCCGGCCTCATTGCCGCCATCATCAAGGAGCGCCACGCGCTCGACATGGTGGCCTGATGGCTATCCCGAGCAGGGTGCTAGGAGCCGGTGTTAACTCGCTGGCTACCGTGTCCATCTGCGGCGATGGTGTTTCTACCGCGACCGCAGCCGGAACATCTGCGGGTAACGCTACGCAGATAACCTATGTTTACACCAATGTGAACAGCGCAGCGGTTGGCACGGGCGTAAGGCTGCCGCAGACCGAGGCGGGTGCAACCGTCATCGTCAAGAACAGCACGGCTAACCCCATCACGGTTTACCCGTATGACGCAAACAGCAGCATCAACAATGCAGGCTTCGGCACGATTAGCCCCGATTGCTCTGGGATGTTCTTTGCCGTAAGCAACTCGCTGTGGGAAGAACTGCAAGGCTTCGGTCGCGCTGTCCCCATCCTGCACTTTGGGGCTTTTTCAGACACCACCACGCAAACAGCAGCGTCGATTGATACCGCCTACGGCATGGTGTTTAACACCACCGACAGCAGCAACGGCGTGTCTATCGGTTCGCCTACCTCGCGCCTCGTTGCAGACTTCCAAGGTGTCTACAATGTGCAATTCTCGGCGCAATTGGACAAGACTTCTGGCGGCGCTGGGAACATCTACATCTGGCTTCGGAAGAACGGAACCAATGTCCCGAACACAGCCACCACGATAGCCATTCAAGGAACCGCTGCCAGAACGGTTGCGGCGTGGAACTTCATCATCCAGTTAGAACCCACCCAATATGTAGAATTGATGTGGGCAACAGACGATACCAGCGTTAGAATCCTTGCGGCCAGCGCCACAAGCGTCTGGCCTGCGATTCCGTCAGTTATTGCTACCTTAACGCAAGTAAACAACTTGTGATTTTCCCACCCTCCCCACAGGAGTAAACGACGATGCCTTTAGACAGCGACATCTACAACGCCGATGAGCAACTTCAGGTTGAGTTCTACCTTGCAAAAGAAGTAGACCCGAAGTGGGACGGTAAGCCGTTCGTTCGCATCAACATCCCCGGCGACAAGACGACCATCATCGAGCAGCCGATGACGGAAGACCACAAGAAGCGGTTTCCGCGTCAGTATCTGTACTTCCAGATGAAGCAGAACGAGCAAGACGCACCCGCAGTTGGAACCTCGCTTGACATCTGGTTTGCTGAAGGCAACGGCGACATTACCCGTGGACATATCGAGGAACTTCGCATCCTCAAGTTCCAGACCGTAGAGCAGATTGCAGCCGCATCTGACGCGCAGTTGCAGCGCATCGGCATGGGCGGCCCCGGTCTGCGTGAAAAGGCAAAGGCGTTCCTCAATCGGCGCAATCGCTCCGAGACAGAGAACCAGTTGGACGAAACCAAAAAGCAATTGGCTGAACTTCAGGCACAGATGGCTTCGCTCTTGGCGCGTAAGCCTGCTGGTCGCCCGAAGAAGGAAGCCATCGTGGAGAGTTAACGCATGGGTACTACAACTATGTTGGCGCTGGTTCAGCAGGTGACGGCTGAACTTGGCTTGCCCATCCCCTCAACGGTGGCGGGTAATCCCAACCAAGATGTAGTGCAAATCCTCGCGTTGATGAACGCCTCGGGGTATGAGTTGATGCGTCGCGCTGATTGGCGCGAACTCACCAAACAGCACACCTTCTACACCGAGGCGATTTCTACTACCGGCACATGGTCTACCTCGTCGTACACCATCACCGGCATCCCCTCGACTGCCGCGCTCGACACGACCTATCAGGTGCAGGGCGTTGGCATCCCTAACGCCACCTATGTCACGGGTGTACCGTCTGCAACCACGGTCAGCATCAACTACGAGCCGACCGAGGCGCAGGTAGACGGTGGCCTGACCTTCCAGAAGGTCAAGTACGGGCTTCCCGCTGACTACTACAGCAGCGTCAACCGCACGCATTGGGACAAGTCGAAGCGTTGGGAGATGCTCGGCCCCGAGAGCGCACAGCAATGGGAGTGGCTGCTGTCGGGCTACATCTCGACCGGCCCCCGTATCCGTTATCGCTTGCTCGGCAAGTATTTCCAGATTTGGCCCGGAATGAACGCCGGGGAGTTGCTCGGCTTTGAGTACCGCAGCAACGCATGGGCCGAGAGCGCAACAGGTACCGCAAAGACCTCGCTGACTGCCGACAACGACACCTGCGTTTATCCCGACCGCGTAATGGTGCTGTCCACCAAACTCAAGTATTTTGAGTCGAAGGGCTTTGATACAACCGCCATCTTCCGCGACTACATCGCCGAACTTGAGACGGCTATCGCGCAGGACACGGGCGCTGCCAATCTCTCGTTTGCCCCGCGTCCGGGTACGGTTCTCATCGGCTACGACAACATTCCTGACAGCGGCTACGGGTACGAGAACTAATGCCTGTATCCCGTCGCCTTGTTCAACGCGCTGCGGCAAATGTCGCAAGTCTTCCCTCGCCCGTGGGCGGGTGGAACGCACGGGACTCTCTCGCCAACATGGCTCCTACGGATGCCGTGCAGTTGGAGAACTACTTTCCGGGCGTGTCAAATGTCGTGCTGCGTGGTGGCTATGTAAAGCACGCCACGGGGTTTCCTGACGATGTAGAAACCCTGATGACCTACAGCGGCGGCACCTCTGACCAACTGTGGGCGGTGTCGGACGGCAAGTTTTACAACGCTACGAGTGCGGGTACTATCGGTGCTGCTGCGGTCAGCGGTCTGTCAAACAGCAAATGGGAATATACGAATGTTACTACCGCAGGCGGTAACTATCTGTACGCCGCTAACGGAACCAACACGCCGTACCTTTACAACGGTACGACTTGGACAAGCATTACGAGCATATCCACGCCTGCCATTACGGGCGTAACAACGACAACGCTCAACTCGCCTACGCTCTTTAAGAACCGAGTGTGGTTCATCGAAAAGAACACCCTCAAGGCGTGGTACCTGCCGACCTCGAGCGTTGGCGGCGCAGCAAATGTTCTTGACCTGTCATCCATTGCGCGACTCGGTGGCGTGCTGGTGTCAATGGCATCGTGGACGATTGACGCGGGTTACGGCGTGGATGACAACCTTGTGTTTGTCACCGATAAAGGCGAGGTCATCGTCTATCGCGGTACAGACCCGTCCTCGGCCTCGACTTGGGCGCTCATCGGCGTGTGGATTGTTGGTTCTCCTATCGGCAATCGCTGCCTGATGAAGTACGGCGGCGACCTGTTGGTGTTGACGCTTGACGGGCTTATCCCGATGGCCTCGGCGCTCCAATCGTCGCGGCTCGACCCCAACATCGCGTTGTCGGACAAGATACAGGGCGCGTTTGCAGCATCTGCTGCGGCGTACAGGGACAACTTCGGTTGGTGTATGTTGTACAACCCGAAGAACAACGCCCTAATTGTCAATGTCCCGGTGCGCGAGGGCGGTCAGGAACAGTTTGTGATGAACAACATCACAAAGGCGTGGTGCAAGTTCACCGGTTGGAACGCCTTTCACTTTGGGTTGCTCGACGACACGCCCTACTTCGGCGCGGCTACCTTCGTTGCAAAGGCTTGGACGGTTGATAGCACGGGCTACATCGACGACACAAACAACATCAACGGCAGGATACTGCAAGCCTTTAACTACTTTGAGACTCGCGGCGTAAAGAAGATTTTTACACGCGCCCGTCCCGGTATCTTCAGCAACGGCACCCCTGCTGTAACGGTCGGCATCAATGTTGATTTCAACATCTCCGACAATGTGGCTCCCATCTCCTTTACCCCGCCTGCCACCGCGTTTTGGGACTCGGCGTATTGGGACGCGGGCATCTGGGGTTCTGACCTAGAGATTCAGAACAACTGGCAGGGCGTTACGGGTGTTGGGTATTGCGGCGCTGTGCAGTTCCAGAGCAGCAGCAACAAGTTGGCGATTCAATGGGCCTCAACTGATGTGGTGTATCAACTCGGATGGGCTGGCATATAACAAGCGGCCCCGAAGTGGGCGAATGGGTGTGCAATCAGACGGGCGGCGGGTATCACGCCGAACGGTCGAACGCCATCGGGCTGCGTAAGGGCGATGAGATTGTGGGCGGCGTGGTCTATGAGAACTGGAACGGGCGCAGCATCGTCTGCCATATCGCTCTGGCACGCTTAACCCCGGCTTACCTTGCCGCCATGTTTGACTATCCTTTCAACATCTGTGGGGTTGACAAAATCATCGCCCCCGTAGGTAGCAAAAACGCGAAAGCCATCAGGCTTGTGCGTAAAATGGGTTTCACCGAGGAAGCGCGAATCAAAAACGCCGACACCGACGGTGATATTGTTTTCCTGACCATGACACGCGATGCGTGCCGTTTTTTAGGACACCGTTATGGGCAAAAAATCACCGGCTCCACCGCCAGCGCCTGACTACGCGGGTGCGGCACAGCAACAGGGCATCGCCAACCTAGAGGCGGCACGCCTTACTGCGCGGCTCTCTAACCCGAATGTCATCACGCCCCTTGGTGGTCAGCGTGTTACCTACGGTCGCCCACAGTTCAACATGAACGCCTACAACGCGGCGATGGCTGATTGGCGTGCGCGTAACCCGCAGGCTCCGGCTACCGGCACCCCGCCGACTGGCACCCCGCCGACTGGTGCGCCGCCGATAATGTCTCGCACCGAGCCGTCCACGCCTGCACCAGCAACATACGGCGTTACAACTGGACAAGTTCCCCCGACAACTTCAATGGGCGGCGGGATGTACGGCCCGACGACCGGAGGCCAACGGATAGAACTAGGCGGCTCGGGCGGCGTTGACATGGGCGTGTCGCCCGAACCTACCGCGATGAAGTTTGACGGGATGCCTGCTGCACGACGGCAGGCTCTTGGCATCGAAGACAGGGATTACACCCAAGGGTTCACCACCTTGCCGACCGGGGCGCAGGTTCCGACCTCAATGCTTATCGGCGGCGGTCGCCTCGACTCATCCGGCATGGGGCCGGGACAGATGCAACGGGCAGCGCAGGGCTATGACCCCTCATTCTCGCAGTACGGGTATACCGGCGATGTGATGCCGACCCGCGAGATGTTCACCGACATGGTGGACTTGGACACCCCGACGATTGAGCAGTACTTGACCCCCGAGGCACAGGCGACCCTAGAGGCGCAGCAGCGGGTTGAGCGTGCGTTGTCCGGCCTTGGTGAACAGGCCATCGGGCGCGTGCAAAATGTTTACGGCACGGATTTCACCCCGCAGGGGCTTCCGGCACAGCAGTTCCAATTTGGCGGTTATGGCAACCTGCCGACCCTTCCCGAGTTGCAGGGTCGCGCACGCTCTGATGTGTCGGCGCTGCCGGTTAACTTCGGCCCCACGGCAGGACAGTACGGAATGGCTGCGGGTGGCCCACAAGGGCTGAACTTGCAGGGCTTGGACACAAGCGGCATTAGCGGCGTGCAGACCGGCGCAGGCCAGTTTGGCACGGCGCAGGGTGGCCCCGCTGCCCCGACCCTTCAAGGGCAGTTGGACACCTCGCAACTTGCCGCAATGCCGGTTGGCGCTGGTATGACGGCGCAGCAGGCCATCATGTCGCGCCTCGACCCGCAATTGCAGCGTCAACGGGCGCAACTTGAGACGCAGTTGGCGAATCAAGGTTTGGTGCGTGGTGGCGAGGCGTTTAACGCCGCCATTGCCGAGCAGCAACAACAGGAAAACGACCTCCGAACGCAGGCTGCGCTACAGGGCATTAGCCTTGATATGGCGGCTCGTCAGCAGGGGCTAGGCGAGGCACAGGCTCTAGGCGGCTTTGCCAACCAAGCGGCTCTGGCGGGGTTTGGCGCGGGTCAGCAGGCCACGGGCGCACAAAACGCTGCAATCGCCCAAAACGCTCAACTGGCGCTCCAATCGGGTCAGTTTGCCAACCAAGCACAGGCGCAGCAGTTCGCGCAGCGGCTTGCGGCGGGTGAGTTTGGTCGAGACGCGCAGATGGCATCCTTCCAGACGGGACAGGCGGCACAGGAAGCCGTTAACCGTGCCATCGCGCAGAACTTCCAACAGGGCTTGGGCGCGGCGGGTGCGTACAACGCTGCTGCCGGTCAGCAGTTTGGGCAGGAGATGGACATTGCTGGGCTGTATAACGCCTCGCTTGCCCAGAACCAACAGGCAGCGTTGCAACAGGCGCAGGCTCAAGCGGCGCTCCAAGCACAGGGCTTCAACCAAGCGCAGGCGGCAGCAAACTTCCAGAACGCCCAGCGTCAGGCGGCGTTGCAAGAGCAGTTGGCGCTTCGGGCGCTCCCGCTTAACGAGGTCGCAGCCATCATGGGCGGCGCACAGGTGCAGATGCCGCAATTCCAGTCCTACCAAGGCGCGGAAGTTGGTGCGGCTCCCATCTTCGGAGCGCAACAAGCGGCTGGTAATTTCGCGCAGCAAAACTACCAGAATCAGATTGCACGCCAAAACGCGCAGATGGGGCTGTACGGTAGCCTTGCTGGCATGGCTGGAAGCGCACTTGGCGGTGATTTTGGCGCGGCGCTCGGCAAGAGAATGTTTGGAGGTTAACCGATGAGAACCCCTTACCAAACCTTTAACGCTCCCCCCATGATGAACGGCGGTCGCGGTCAGCGCATGGCGCGTATGCTCCAGATGCAGGGCCAAAGCCAGCAGGTGAGCAACAACGCAGGGGCGCAGAGTGATATGCAGTATTCGCCCCCGCAGAACGCTGCGGACATCAACCGTGCGCCGCGTCAGTTCCTGCGGCAGTACCCGAAGATGCCAAAGTCGCCGGGGATGACCAACCCGCAGGGTGGCCCCGACCGGGGAGGATTTGAAAATGGCTGACGAACGCTACAAAACAGTCTCAATGTTTGCGCTTCCAGACGAATACCAGCGGCAAGCCTCCGAGGCACGCCGTCGTCGCCGTATGCGTCGCCGTATGGCAGAGATGCTTGCACAGCAGGCATACCAGCCGGGGGACATCCAGAACGCCCCTATTCCCGCCGCAGCGCCTCTGGTGCAGGGTCTACAGGCTTACCTAGCAGCCCGTGCAGGACGCAAGGCCGATGAGGCTGAAGAAACTGCTGCAAAAACAAAAGCGCAATTTGAAGCAGATACAGAACGACAGATTGATGCAACTGGCGCTCAAATTGCAGGCCGCTTAATGGGTGGTTCACCTATTCGCAGCATTGCTCCAGTTGATAAGTTTGGGTTGCAAGAGTTTCAGTCAGCAGCACCCGCGTTTGCACAAGATATGCAGCGCCGCAATGCTGAAGAACTAGCCCAGCGTAGAGCGGGAGACATTCAAGAGGTTACGCGCCAATCTCAATATGTTTATGACCCAAAGGATGCATTGCGGGTGGGCATGACAAAAACCGGAGCCGCTGCATTGCAGGGCAATCCCGCTCTTGCGGCCATGCTTGCGCGAACAATGGAAAAGCCTGATGCTGAAGAATATGGCACAACTCCCGTAAAGGGCGCAGACGGTAATTACTATGTAGTCAGCAAATTAGGAAGACTTGTTCAAACAAATGTGAAAGCACCACAAGATAGAGATGGCGGCGTTCGCATTACTAATGTTATGCCGGGAGAAAAAACCGCTAACAAATATTCAGAAGAGTTGGCCGGATTGGTTGCAAAACAAGACGCAGAAGCAATTGCTGCTGGTGAAAATGCAATTGCACAAATTGAGTCGTCTTACAGGGTTCGCGATTTGCTTGCCCAAAACCCAATTACCGGAACTGGAGCAGAGGCGCGGCTTGGATTTGAAAAAGCACTTTCAGCGGCTGGGTTTTCAAAAGGTGATAGAGCAACAATTACTGAAAACCTTTCTGCGGAACTTGCTAAAACCACTTTGTCAACAATTCGTTCAAGTGGCCTTGGTTCTGGTCAAGGATTTACGGATAAAGACCGCGATTTCTTGGAAAAAGCATCCTCTGGTAAATTGGAGTTGACTCGCGGCAATTTGCAATATCTTGCAGAGTTGAATGAAAAAGCCGGTAGAGCAGCAATTGCTGTAAGCAACCGTGTTCGTGGTCGCGCAAGGGAATTGCCTCAATTTAAAGGGTTGCCAAATATGTTTCCTGATGTTGTTGCGCCAGCCCCGTATAGAAGCAGATTGCCTACCGGCGCGACACTTGATTAGTCGCCTTGGTAAACGAGGAAGTTATGGAATATCGCGAAGGTCAAACCGCAACAAACAAGCAAACTGGCGAAAAGTTTGTTTTCCAAGGCGGCGAATGGAAAAGTTTGCTTAACCGTTCAAGAGAAACTGGCGCTTCATTGCCTGCAATTGCTCGGGGCGCAATAACTTTTGCTCAAGGCCCAACGCTTGAATTTGCTGACGAATTGGCAGGCGCTGTTGCGCTTGGGCAACTTGGGCAATCGTACGCAATGGGTGGCACCGATACCCCGCCAACCCGTGCGGATTACACAGCACCTAGAGATTTGGTGCGCGGCGCTACGCAAAGTTTTGCTGAACAGTATCCCGTTGGCTCAACCGCCTTGAAGATGTTTGGTGGCGCTTTGTTGGGCGGGTTTGGCCCTGTTAGAACTGCGGCAATGACCGTTCCACAAAGGCTTGGGCAAGCGTTAGCAACTAGCGCGGGAACAGGCGGCGTTGCGGGTGCTGGGGAAAGCGAAGCAGAAACGCTCGGTGATGTTGGATTAGATGCGCTTAAATCCGCAGGAACTTCTGCTGTTTTTGGCACCGGGGCGCAAGGCGTGGGCATGGGTATATCGGCTGGTGTTCGCCGTGGCGCGGCACCGTTTAGACAACGGTCAGCAGAGGATTTGGCGCGAGAACGATTGGCGCAAGTGTTGTTGCGTGAAATGCCCGAAAAAATGCAAATGCAAAATGAGCCGTTTCAGTCGTTTGCACAACGCAAACTTGAACGACTTGGAGAGGGCGCACCGCTTGCCGCTATAGGGCCGCAGACTGTTGGACAGATTGACCTGCTTGCTTCTATGCCGGGAACCGCCGCAAAACAGTTGGATATGACTCGACGGCGCATTGCGTCAGAGCGTGGGCCGGTCATTGAAACTGCCGCCGAGAGGTTGCTTGACGCGCAAGGTATGCCTTTCCGCGCTACGCTGTCTGGGTTCGCGCAAGCCAAGCAAGATGCTGCACAGCCATTTTACGACCAGTTGCGTGGCACATCGTTTGTTGCTGACAGAGGGCTTGTTTCGTTGCTTAAACGCGCTGCCGGAGCGCAGGGGCCAGCGCGTGAGTTGGCGCAAGTGTCTGGCGCAGATATGCCTGATTTGTCAAAAATCAATCCGGGCGACCCTATTCCGTTTGAGGCACTTGACCGAATTAAACGGGCGCTCTTTGACATTGAGGAAGGAGCGCGTGGCGAGTTTGGCAAGGCAACAGAACGGTCAAGAGCCTACAGCGGATTGCGTAATGAATTAATCAGAAAACTTGATGATTTGTCGCCAAAAGACGATTCCGGTAATTCTATATACCGAACGGCGCGTGACACTTTTGCTGGCGGCGCTGAAATTGAAACCGCCATGCGGCGCGGGTCTGAATCCCTGCGGCTTGGCGTTGAGGATTTGAGCGAATTGGTCAACGGCATGAGTCGTGGCGAGATGGACGCTTTTAGGCTTGGCGCAGCACAAGCGTTGCGTGACAAAATTGGAACGCAGTCTGGTCAGACGCAATTGCTCAATGCATGGAAGGAACCTGCTTTACAAGGTCGTTTGCGGCTTATTTTTGGCGACAATTTCAACAATTTTCGCCGTGTGTTGCTTGGACAGGAGCGCGTTAAATCGGTTGAAAGAGCAGGACAAGGTTCGCAAACTTTTGCGCGGCAGGAAGCGCAGCGCGACCTCAACAACTTTATGGAAACAGTTGATGTGGCGCAAAATGTTCAAACGGGCAATGTTCCCGGCATAGTTCGTTATGGAGCGCAGCGGCTGCAAATGCCAGAAGCGTCCCGCAACGCACTTGCAAGGATGCTGTTGCTTCGCGGTTCTGCGGCGCAACAAGAAATTGCCGCCACGCAGGCATATCGCGATGCTTTGGCGCGTCGTCGGTCTAGAGCAGCAAGCGGAACAGGAAGCGCAACAGGTGCAGGCGGCTTCGGTTCTTCTTCAAGTAATCAGGAGTAATTAACATGGCCTTCAATGCTTAATCAACACGGCGGGTCAACCCGTCGTATCTGGCACGGTCATCTCATCCACGGCGTTCAATGCGCTGACGGCTGACCTTGCCACCGGCCTCTCGACTGCCATCACGAAGGATGGTCAGACGACGGTTACGGCTAACATCCCGATGTCCACCTACAAGTTCACGGGGCTTGGGGTGGGTTCTGCCGCCACGGACTCTGCGAATTTGTCGCAGGTGCAGTCTACGGTTACCAAACTGCTTAACAGCGTCTCTGGGGCCGACACCATCACGGCGACTGCCTCGCCTACCCTTGCTGCCTACGCCGCTGGACAGATGTTCTACTTCGTCGCAGCGGGTGATAACACCACCTCTGTCACGCTGAACATCGACGCGCTCGGCGCAAAGGCTGTGACCCGTGACGGGTCTACCGCCCTTGCTGCTGCGGATATCAAATCCGGCGAGGTGGTGGTAGTCGTCTATGACGGCACGCGCTTCCAAGTCGTCTCGCAATTGAACAGCGCGGGTAACGCAACCTTTGCCAATGTCTCCATCACCTCGGCGCTCAATGTTGGCGGCGTAGCGACTTTTACGAACAACCCTGTCCTCTCCGGCAACACGGCGAACGGCGTGTTGTACCTGAACGGC